CGCCATCCTCGCCCTGATCGACAAGGAGCCTCAGACGTGAGCATTTCGACCAGAAGCCGCGCAACAGCATCGGTCTATTTTGAATGGGCGGTTGCTCCGCACACCGCAGCGTCAGCGCACGTATTCCTTTTCGGGGTTGTCCCAGAACCAGTGACAGAGGCGACGGTACGCAGCGCATTTGGAGACAAAGCCGCAGACGCTTGGATTGCTGCGAAAGAGGCAAAGGCCGCATTTTGGGCGGCAGTCAGTGAAGCTGAGACATGAGCCGTCGGGTAGCGTGTCCGGTCTGCTGTACGACACAGTCAGCGTCAGCGTTTGAACAGCGGGGTTGCTGGTCGTGTTCGCAAGACGCCGAAGCTGCTCGCGACGAAACCGCGTTTGCCGAGTTCATGGCGCTTGGCGAAGACGAAAGATGGCGAGCGGTTTGGAACACTCTGAAAGCAGGCGCGTGATGGAGGCCGTAGTTTGCACATGTCGCGGCATCGGCGAACTAGACATAACCGTGATGAGCCTTGCCGATCAGGGTTTCCGCATCATCACCGTGATTGACACCCACAACGGCGACTATCACGTCGTTGCACAGAAGGTAGCTTTGAGATGATTGACAAGGACGAGCGCATGAAACTCACTGCCATGTCGATGTTTTTGATCGACCACCCGACGCATACTTTCCACCCGTGGAAAATGCTCAATGACGCCAAGCGTCCGCCGTCCGGCAAGGACCGCAGCAAGATCAAAGCCGCCCGCAAACAGAACAGGAAACGCAAATGAATCTCTACATCGACTGTGACGACGTCCTGTTGAACTGGCAGGCGGGTTTCCGACGCTGGTTGAACCTGCATCACCAAATATGGCCAGCGCTCACTGGTCCGCAGGACTGGAATCTTGATAGTTGGATAGGTCAGCAAAGCTTACCTTTTATCGAGCAGTTCAACAACTCGCAAAGCTTCGGCTATCTCATGCCGGTGCTCGGCGCGAGGGAGTTCTTACAGCACTGGAACGATGTTATTGTGCTGACTGCCTGCTCTGCCGATCCACGCGTCATAGAGCGACGGAACCGCAACCTGTCGAGACACTTCCCCGGTATGATTGATCGTGTTCAATGCGTACCACTGGGATCGTCCAAGCGTTCCTGGTTGAGCCTCTGGGAACCCGGTGTCTGGGTCGAGGACAACTACAAGAACGCACTGGACGGCGCAGAGATGGGGCACCAGGCGTGGGTCATTCGCAGGCCGTACAACGTTGAGTTTGAAAAATCAGCCCCGAGCGAAATCAAATGGGTTGACTATCTTTCGCAAATACTTTCACACTATAAGTGACAATCACGGGAGAATCACACATGCATATCTTGGTGGTAGAACCAGATCAGGAAACCTCGAAAAGCCTCAGTTTTCTGCTGGGTCATGCAGGCTTCAAGGTCCTGAGCACCGACGATCCAGAAGACGCCGTGGACCTGGCTTCGCTCTACTATTATGATCTCATTATCTTGGAAACGGTTTTACCTGACACGACCGGCTTCTACGTTCTTCGCCAGATCCGAACTGCGAAAATCACAACTCCGGTCATGATGCTGTCTGGTGACGACTCCACGGCAAGCAAGATCAAAGCTTTCGGGATTGGCGCCGACGATTATGTTTCAAAACCATTCCACGTCGACGAATTGATCGCCAGAATCCGAGCCATCGTTCGCCGGTCTAAAGGTGTAAGCCAACCTACGATCAGCATTGGCAAGTTGACGATCGACCTATCTGAAAAGTCCTGCCTGGTCGATGGGAAGCGGGTTCAGTTGACGACCAAGGAATTTGACATGCTCGAACTCATGGCCATGCGCCAAGGTACGACTGTCACCAAGGAAATGTTCCTGAACCACCTCTACGGCGGCGCGGACAATGAGCCAGAGATAAAAATCGTCGATGTGTTCATTTGCAAACTTCGCAGGAAGTTGTCCGAGGCCACTGGGGGTCAAGAATACATCCGTACCAACTGGGGCAGGGGTTACGTGTTCGGGGAAAACGAGACGCTCGATCGCGCCGAAAGAGCAGTTGCAGCGGCACATTCTGCCGTCGAAGCCCATGCTCTATAAGCACGTTGCTGCCACATATAGAGGCTCACTGACCCAAGTGTACCTGTGGTTCACCACTGGAAACTCAGCAGAGTTGAAGGCGTTACGAGCGACTTTCGGCGATGAGTTCTACCGTGTGATCGGTGCAGCATTTGTCTGCGACAACTTGGAACATTTCGAGAGCGTCCTTGAAATACCTGCTCGATCGGGAAAGGCACTTCTTCCTTTGATCGCATCTGCTTTGAAACCCTATCTTGCAACCCGCGACACTCGTATCAGTGTCGCACAATCACGGGAAAATTGAAATGAACGATCCACTCGATGCCATGACTGAAGCCGAGTACATTGGCTACAACGGCATACTGACCTTGCAGGACGAAGTCCACCGAACCTCTGTCGAGGCAGGCTGGTACAACGATCCTGTCACCGGCGCACCCGTTGTTCGGAACTTCGGGGAAGTCGTAGCACTGATGCACTCCGAGTTGTCCGAGGCGCTCGAAGCTGATCGCAAAGGCATGATGGACGACAAGCTGCCCCATCGCCCAGGTCAAGAGGTCGAGTTTGCAGACTGTGTGATCCGCATCATGGATACCTGCGCAGCCCGCGGCTACGACCTCGCCGGCGCGATCATCGAGAAGAACCGCATCAACCGCAACCGTGCAGATCACAAGCTTGAAGCACGCGCTGCCAAAGGCGGGAAACGGTACTGATGACGTGCCAAGCAACCCGCCAATCTGACGAGATGCACTGCGCCAAATGCGGGTTGCGCTGGGACGTCTCCGATCCTGTTCCTCCAACCTGCAAGGACGTGAAGAAATGAACAACTACCCTGCATCCCAGACCGGTGCTCAACGCGAAAAACTGGACGTGCTACCATACGACCTGGTGCCGTTCCAAGAGATGACCGAGGCGTATGTACGCGTCGCAGAGTTTGGGGCGAAGAAATACGAACCGTGGAATTGGAGCAAGGGTCTTTCTCGGGTCCAACTGCTTGGATCGTTGCTGCGACACGCATTCTCCTATCTGCGCGGTGAAGACCGCGACAAGCAGTCAGGTCTGCTGCACACCGATCATATCCTGTGGAACGCCGCTGCGCTCTCACACAACGTCTATCATAATCTTGAGGACGGGCGGCGCAAGGAACCGGAGCGTGCCTACAAGTTGGTCGGAGCAGCAGTGGACTCCGTCGTCGACGTTCTGGGTGCGAATTTTGCGGCAGTTACAATCTGGTCCGATCCGCCAGGCGCAAACAATGACTAAGCGCCCATTCCAAAAATCGGCCGAGACGTTCGCAGTCTGGCGAGCAGGGAATTCTGTGAACTGGGACTGCTCTGCCAGCGACATAGCCGATGTGACGGGTCTCACCGAGCGTCGGGTCAGGGAAATCTGCAATGCGCGCAAGTATCCCTTGGCAACCGAAGCGCAAGACGCGTCAGAAGTTGATCTTCTGGACCTGATGAGTCCTTGACGAGCAACAGAATCACGCGTAACGTGAATCAAACCTAAAGAGCGAGTGCTATGAGCAATATGGGCCACAATTCAGGCAATGATGCCTACAACGTCACCGCCGATGAACTGCGGCAATTCGTCGAGCGCTTTGAGCAGCTTGAGTCCGAGAAGAAGGACGTCGCCGAGCAGCAGAAAGAGTTGTTGTCCGAAGCCAAAGGACGGGGCTACGACACCAAGGTAATGAAAAAGGTCATCGCCCTGCGCAAGCGCAAGCCTGACGACATCGCCGAAGAACAAGCCGTGCTCGACATGTATATGTCGGCGCTCGGAATGACTGAAATCCTACTGGGAGTTTGAAATGAAACTGGGTGAACTTCGCGCTGCCATTCGCGCAACCAAAGGCAATGTTTTGATTGACGCATCCGTCGGTGCGTCGCCGTCGATGCGCTTCGCCGTGCAAAAGACCTCGTTCTTGGAAGCGCTCGAAGGCGCTTACCCTGGCGGCAAGAACGTCGAGACAGGACTCAGCTTCGATCCTGACACGCTGCTCGTCGCTGGCGAAGGTCTGATCGGTGTGATGACGGCGCCGGTCGAGCGTCGCGAGACGATTGCTGAGCGTCCAGCCGCTGCTGTCACCATTCTGGACCTCTGACATGCGGACCATCGCCGAACTGCAAGATTTGGTCGAGCGTGAAGGTGCTACGGTGTTCATCACCATCGCGCCAAACCGCCTCTTGAACCAGCCGGGCAAGTTGCAGGTGTCGGCCGACAAGATCGTCGTTGCTGCCAACGGGGAAAAGAGTTTCCTTGGCCCCGTGACCTACGGCGACGATCTGTCTGTGTGTCTGGACGGCGCGTTTCGTCGGACTGCAGCGCCTGCTGCGCCGGTCGTCATGGTGCTCGATCTATGACCATCGACGAACTCGCCAAGGAAATGCAGACGCGAGGCATTCTGTGCCTGTCGATCCGCGTTCCAGGCAAAGCAGGCTCCGCAGATCCGCGAGACGGCAAGAACGATAAGTGGTTGGTCAGCAGCCGTACCACAGAGATGCAGTTGATCTGGGACAAGGGAAAGCCCAAGGACACGCTGCAGGATGCGGTGAACACTTGTCTCGGGATCACCCCTGCGACCGATCTGAGTGAGTTGTTGGGGTGAGCAAGATAGAGGAATTGTTTTCGAAAACCGGGGCGGTGATCGTTTCAATCACGAAAAGCGACCTCGGGTTTCAAGCCAACATTCGTCAGCTAGATCGCGGCTGGCAGTGCGCGCAGAGTTATCACTCGACACCTGATCTTGCGATAGCTGAACACGTCGCGATCACCGACCTAAGCGAGTTGCTGACATGAGAATCTTGGTCATTCAACACGGCAATTCGTGGCAGGCGACGGTGCGCAAAGATGCGGTCTTTGAGGTCGGCGAGTTCCGACCGGATTACCTTGGCGCGATCCTGAGTGCCACGGACAAGTTTCAAGCTGCGCATCCTGCGCCGTGTAAATCGCCGACTGATCTAGGAGACTTGCTGAAATGAGTAACAAACTTTTGACTGAGTTCGTATCAGGCTTTGCATGGGGGTTTGGCCTTATGCTTGGTATATTGATCGTGGCAGGTGGTTCGTGACACTTCCTGCCCATATCAAGGCTGCGATCACACGCTTCGACGGTGCAGCACAGGCACTGGCGTTCAAGGGCACTGCGCTTCCCGAGGACCATCACGCCATCATCCATCAGCACGAAACCTCGCGCGCCGCACTGGAACGCGCCATTGAGAAGGCAATCGCCAAATGAACTTCCGCGAAATCGACACTTCTTGCGCGATCCAGCGCACCACATCGCCAGCGCTGGACTCGATCCTTGGTCACGCTTTTCCAGTGCTCGACCACGGTTTCGTGCGCGTGATTGACTACATGGGTGACGATGAAGCAATCGTCCAGATGGCACGGACCAGCTATGGCCAAGGCACCAAGTCTGTTAGTGATGATCGCGGACTGATCCGGTATCTCATGCGGCACGCTCACACGTCACCTTTCGAGGGTTGCGAGATCAAGTTGCACGTCAAACTGCCGGTGTTCGTTGCGCGTCAGTGGATTCGTCATCGCATGGCAAACGTCAACGAGGTATCTGGTCGTTATTCGGTCTTACCTGGCGAGTTCTATTTCCCCGAAGCTGGTCGCTTGGGTGTTCAATCCAAGACAAACAAGCAAGGGACCGGTGAGGCTTACGACGCTACCGAGGCTGCTGCGATCCTCGAAATGATGGAAGTGGCGGTGACACATTCGGACCTCGCATACCGAACGCTTGTAGCAGAAGAAACCGACCTCGCCCGCGAGCAAGCGCGTATCGTGCTGCCCCTGAACATCTACACAGAGTGGTATTGGAAGATCGACCTCCACAACCTCTTTCACTTCCTGAAGCTGCGCGCTGACCCCCATGCACAATGGGAAATCCGCGAGTATGCCGATGCGATCTGCAAGATTGTCGAGCAGTGGGTGCCGTCGGCTTTCGGCGCGTGGGTTGATTACAAGCGCGATGCGGTCACGTTCAGCAGCATGGAAATTGCAGTCTTGCGGCAAGCAATGGAGTTCGTCGGCGAAGGACCGAGGAGCGTTATGCAACAGATGCTCGTCGACCTTGGTACTTCCAATCGTGAATCCGAGGAATTTCTTGCAAAGTTGAAGCTAAAATGATCGACGCACCCAACCTGTCACCGGCCGAGCGGGAACGTCTTGTCATGTTGGTCGAGGAATGCGGCGAAGTGATACAGGCTGCGGCCAAGATCCTGCGCCACGGGTATCAGAGCGGCCATCCTGGCGGTGGGCCGAGTAACAGGCAACTTTTGGTTGATGAAATCAAGGACGTGTTCACGATTTTGACGGTGATGCACGACATCGACGACATCGACTTGGGCGACGAGTTGCTCGTTCAAGAGGAACTGCGTGCCATTTGGAACCGAAAACTCCGGTGGACTCACCATCAGTCCTTCTGATACTTTCACGTTTAACTGTAAAACCACGGAATCACCATGACCAAAATCACGCTGCATCAGGGCGACAATCGGATCAGTTTGCGCCGTCTGATCGACAGCGGGGTTCAGGTGCATTCCGTGGTTACAGATCCCCCCTACGGCCTTGTCAGCATCACCAAGCGATTTGGTAAGGAAGGCGCTGCAGCGGCTCGAACCGAAGGCAATGACGGCTCGTTCGGTCGTTTGAGCCGTGGCTTCATGGGGCAGGAGTGGGACGGAACAGGTATCGAGCGCGACTCTGAGTTCTGGAAGCTGATCTACGACATTCTGTTGCCAGGTGGATATGTGTTTGCGTTCAGCGGCGCTCGCACCGGCCACTGGCAAGCGTGTGCCATGGAGACCGCGGGCTTCATCATGCACCCCATGACGGGCTGGGCGTTTGGCTCGGGCTTTCCAAAAGCACACGCTGCTGACAAAGCAATCGACCAACACCTTGGAGCGAAGGGCGGCTTCGATCCGCAAGGCTCGCCTGTGAAGCGGATGATCCCCGGCGCCGATCAAGAGGGTACT